CTGGGGTAGTACCCCCACAGTCGGCCTCCAGGAAGCATCATCCGATGCCTCCTTTCTTCCGGGTCAAACACTGTGGGGAAATCTCCTTCACCACGCCACTTACTATCGTGGACATGGCTTGGTATGCTTTGTATACATACCGAGAGCAGGAGATCGGCACCCAATATAACAAAACTGATCGGTCTAGGATTTCTCCATGGAAAACTGAGACCCTCCAGATTTTCAGGTGAGAGCGGTTTTATTGTATGACAAGTTCTTTTGGACCTCCATCATTTCAGAAGGTCCGTCAACAAGGCATACAAAAAGCTCCCATCTTCTATCTAGAGGATGTACAGTTAACCAGAGTGATCAAGGAGAAGAGAGGACTCAGAGAAGAGAGAACACCGAAGATGGAGGAGGAATGTTCAGGTTATACACCGTCATTCTTCCTTCACACCATCACCGGGCTCCATCTCCTCCGTATCCTCCCCTCGATCCTCGACCACACAGACTTGTTGGTCATTCTGCTCAGCAACTGGGTAATTCGAAGTCTTCTCGGTTGTCTCTGACGACCGGGCACTACCAAAGTACCATCCATTGAAGTTGGAGAGAAGAAGAGATAAGGGGTCATAATATGAGGATTTTACCTCAACAGACTTGGTACTAGGTCTGATGAAATATCTTCCATCATGATCCTGAAGGCTTAGTTCTATGCCTTCATATCCATCTTCTTCGGTTATGGGAGGAAGATCAAAGTCAAGGGATCCCTGAGCACAAGGTTGTGCGTCAAGTGTTTCCCAAACTTCTGACTTTAAATCCTCCTCAACCACTCTCCACAAGGAGTCAAAATCGGGATCATCCGACATTAACCCCCACCTGTTAGATGTAATTTCCTGTAGTAGTGCCTCAAGACAAAACGCGATAATTCTCTTTTTGATCCACCCCACTTTCCCCTTCTCCACGAAAATCGGTCTTGTGACCAAGTTCCGGAGAGGAGGGAAGTGCCGGAGTGAGACTGATTGAAGCTTATCCCAAAAAGGTTTCTGGTCATTCTCAAGAATGTTAGAAATCTTTGTGAGGGCAGGCCATTGAAGATCAGGAGATGCGTTGGACTCCTTACGGGTGTCCATTGAAAGAGCCTTGAGAAAATTCACCTTCCGGTTCTCCGACGGATCGCCTCCCAGCTCAATTTCTTCTTTCGTGAAGAAACCGACGGGGAGATGAACCATTCGAAGGAAGTCAAAACCATGGACTTCCTCCGATCGGGCAACCTTTCGAAGGTACTTCTCAAGATAAACTTTCTTCGCTAACCTCCAATCAATGGTCTCCCCATAGGAGCACCATTTCAGTCCCAATCCTCCATGTGAGGTGGGGACAGCAAGAGAACAAGGAGTTTCACGGAGTCGTAGAATATTCTTTCGGATAAAAGTATCGCGGAGGTGTTTAGAGAAGCCATAATAAAACTGGCTCTCAGACCAGCAGAAGGCTAATGGAAGTTCGCGCCGAACGACGGTCGTCGCCTTCCCTGTGTGTTGAACTGCGGCGTTGAAGAATAGTTGTGAATTTATACAACAAAACTCTTCATCAATGTAGTTCTTCCCAAGGGAAAGAGACAGACCAACGGTCGGGGCGTCCTTCCGCCAACCTTCGATGGAGGCTGCACTTCCCAGTGCAACCACATCATCTCCATTAATCAGATACTTTCCGGGTTCAAAACCATTAGCGGAAACGATATAATCATTAAGGAAGCACAGTAGGGGAAAGCTTAAAAGGCTTCCCATCAGCTGCCCAGATGTCTGAATTCCCAGAATTCCTCCGGGATAACGTATCTCATGGGAGGAACACTCATACCTCGCCCAGGCCTTCGTTGGCTCATGGGTGATGGCAGAGAGAATTCCCTCCAGAAGTGCGTTTGTTACAGACATCGGAAAGTTGTCCGTTGCTGCCGTGTAATCACCCGACAGCCACAGCTCTCCTGGCTTCTTCTTTGATTGAATCGAGTGGATCAACTGTTCAATACGGTAAATCCATTCCACTTTGGAATTGAAATTCTCCAAATCCATATCGGTCACACCTTTAGCTAGAGCGAATTGGGGTTGCTCCCCAAGGTATCTGAATAAGGCCATTTGCAGGGGCTTGAGACATTTTGTCTTCGCTTCCGCTTTGGTAATCATTCTAACCTTGAGGGGCTCCCGGATCGCTACAGCTTCCACCACTGGCTTGTGGTATGGAGGAACCGATTCGAATATCAATGAGTCACAGACATAATCTTTCCGTAGGATATTCCTTTCTTCGGGCCTCACAGAAACAGAGAAGAATGGGGGTTCAACTTTCTTAACAGAAACTGAGCCTTCCACAATTACCTGTTCCCAGAGACCGCTGAGAGACTTCCTATGGTAAGAAATCCTTTCGGTGTAGAGTTCCAAAATCAACAATGGGAGGTTCGTAGGAAAAATCATCTCCTTGAACTTCCACGATCGATTGAGATCCTCTTGTTTCACCGTAAGGTTGTCTTTGAACTCTGAC